CCCCTCCATTCTTTCTACCTAAAAGGAGAATCATCATGAGAGTATCACTGATCCGTTTTAACGCATCACTGCAGGTGTCACCTAACTACGCTCCGGCTAAATCTAGCTTCGGTTGGATCCAGATGCTTACAAGCAACTGGGAACAAGGAAGCAGGAATAGAACGAAGTGTTTTGGGACGTTTTCTGCAGCATATCGATATCTTAATAAGTTATCGATTGGTGGGTATCTCTCAGATGAGGACTATCATGTGGCTTGGTGTCTCCTTCTTGACCTAGAATCTAGTGTTGAGAAGATGGACGTTGAGCCGCTTTCAGTCCTATTAGCATACGAGAACGATGTCGTAGAGAAACTCACGACGCAGACTCGCGCTAATATTCTTGGTATCCTTCCGGTATAAGAATGAAGAGGTCCTCTGTATTCGGCCAACACTCAGAACGGAGATTAGGTATGGCACGTGTAGAAGGACTTGTGGTGAAAGCCACAATAATTATCCTAATCATATGCCTATTTATTGCCTGTTCAATGTTCGTACTTCAGAGTATGGCCTTGGTGTGGGCCTTGTAGGCATCTTAACTACAAGGAGCGAAACGAAATGACAATTGCTGTGACGTATCCCAATGAAACATTTACGTTGGGACCTATATACGGATATACCACGAATTCTAATGGTAGTCGGTATAATTTCAGTTATGTACAATACAACCGCTTAAGGCGAGGCCAGCGTTCCGGCTATCGCCAAAAGGATCGTAACCAGTTTTTAGCTGCAAATGGTTATCTTCCTCAGCATTCGTACAGCACTGTTAGTCACTCTGAGAGTGTTGTTTTCTCAGAAGGGTCGAAAAATGCCGATGGTTCAAGACCATGGGTGGACTCGATCGGATGCACATTGGGCGGTGGTTATGGCTCTTATGCCGACGCCACCGCATTGGCTAATGCAAAATCTGCTAATGCCAATAGCTTAGCTGCCGCTCTGAACGGCGAAGTAAGGAATCAATATTATTCAACTTTCGAAACTCTTTACGAGGGTCGGAAGACGAAGGATATGATCCTGAAAGCCGTTCAAACAACCGTTCAGGCCGCACGAGCAGTGAGGCGAGGACGATTTAATGAGGCAGCAAAGCATCTCGGTTTGAAGAAGCCCCCAAAAGGGGTGTCTCCGAAGCGGGATTTCGCAGGGAACTGGCTTGAGTATCGATACGGTTGGGGCCCATTGTATTACACTGTTTATGGTGTAATGCAACAGGCGTACGACAGTATGAAGAATCAAGAGCCTGTGCATGAAGTGCGGAAAACCCGCGCCTTTGCACTCCCTACCTACGTAAGTGGTGTGACGTACAACATAACAACGAGTGGCGCTTCCGGCGATTATCTTGGTAGTTACTTCACCAGGAGTCGTCGGGATAAGGCAACCGTTTATAGCGTACGAAAAGCATATTATCGGGTTCACAACCCGAGTTTAGCTTCCTCCACTAGCATGGGCTTAACCAACCCTGCGTTGGTAGCTTGGGAACTAGTACCACTCTCGTTCGTAGTCGATTGGTTTGTGAACGTCTCCGATTGTTTGGAGCAGTTCGACGCTTGGGCAGGAAAAACCTACCTTAGCGGAACCTTAACGCATACGACTCGAGGGGAAACGCGCCAGACAGTCGAGAAAACCTCAGGAACAGGCACCTTTAAAAAGGCTGGCTGGTACTGGGATGATTTCGTTTATATGGACCGCGTGATAGTATCCTCACCACCGACAGTTATGCCAAAGTTTGACCTGTCGTTATCCCCGAAACGCCTACTAGATGGCATAGCGCTATTAGGCAAAATATTTAAGTAACTTCTACTTAGATATTCCACTTACCTTTTATAAAGGAGCTCTTTATGGCTGCTGCAGCCACCCTAGTACTGAAGAATAACGCCGACGTCAATACCAACTACTTCCCGATCGTTGTTAAGACCGGTGAGTACGCGAAGTATGTCGATCGGACGCAAGGTGTACTTAACCTGCAACCGACCGCCGCACTGGCGTATGGCGAGACTTCTTCGATACGCAAGGTTTCCGGGACGGCAACGTTCCCTACCCTTGATGCTGCCACTGGTGTTGTCCTGACTTCGTATGGCCGTTTCGAGTTTTCGATTCAGAAAGCTCAATCGGCTACCGATCGCCTGGACATCCGTAAGCGTCTGGTCGCGATGATCGCTGATGCGATCGTTTCCGCGGCCGTCGACAACGGCGAAACTCCCTGGTAACAAAACAAACTTCTAACTTCGGAAGGTGCCTATCTATGAAATTCATTACAGGCAGCACCACGTCTCGCAGTTCGCGACGCGTGCGCAAGAACCCGAAAACCCCTCTTTATGAGAGACTCGGGTCGATCCTCCTCAGGAAGAAGCATTTTACCTGGGATAAAGCCACTCGTTGTGCGCGTCATCTGTTCGAGGCTTTAAATACCCCGACCAGCTTGGGGCTGGCACTATGCATAAAGTATGGAGATAACTCTGAACTCTTGAACCATGAAGTTAATCCCTCATGGTACCTTGATTCAGATTCATACTTAGCGGACGTGCAGGCCTGCAAGTTCCTTTCGAAAACCCAGGTGAAGCTATCTGGGTTGGATCCGAAGGCGAAAGCCCTAGAATCCTTCAGACAGTGCGAAGAGCACTGCGCTGACGAAAATGACTTTTGGCGTCTTTACGACACCTGTAAGTTGGAACTTGCGCCTAGTACAGAGAAAATCCTGTACAAGGCCCGTGAGATCATCGCCGAGATCCTTGGCGAGTTCGATCTGCATGAAGCGCTTGAGTGTTGTCGATTTGGGAATGGGGCTGTTGCTTTTGTCCCCCATAGCCAACACGACTTCATCAAGCTCGACAAGGACCCCACTGTAAGTGGGAGAGTTGCTGCGCTCAGCCAGGATCTCTTGAAAAGAGGGTTCCCTGGTTGGTATAGCGGTTTAACCTATGACTCAACTTCTGAGTTTAAGGTTGTCGAGGTGATGGGTGGGAAACATTCTCTGGTTCCCAAAAAGGCGACTACTGATCGTAACATTGAGATCCAGCCTGCTTTGAATCTCTTCTTACAACTTGGTTTTGGCCAAGTTATGAGGCGGAGACTAAGAGCAGCTGGAGTTAATCTCGATGATCAGGGTCGTAACCAGGAGCTAGCTGAGATCGGGTCGCGAACTTCACAGTTTGCGACTATCGATCTTAGTAACGCTTCGGATACGATTAGTGCCGGTTGCGTGGCGGTCTTGTTGCCGCGTAGTTGGTACAGTTACCTTGATTTAGTACGCACGACATCTATCAAATTCCAAGGTTCTTGGCAGAAGCTTCATCGATTCTCATCGATGGGCAACGGCTATACCTTTGAGCTTGAATCGCTTATCTTCTACGCACTTGCGAGAGCAGCGTGCGGGTCGAAAGCTATCATATCTGTCTATGGGGATGATATCATCGTTCCCAATGACAAGTATGACGAGGTCGTTACAGCGTTGAAGTGGTTCGGGTTCACACCCAACCTTAAAAAGTCATATCACACAGGATCCTTTCGGGAGTCCTGTGGGAAAGACTACTTCAATGGTTCTCTTGTACGTCCATTTTATTTAAAGGAGTTACCACGCGATGAAGCAGAAATTATTCGCATGGTTAATGGACTCTTTCGCGTTTCTGAGCGTTTTAATCGTTGTTCTGATTATCACGCTCGGTTTAGCGACAGTGTACAGCAACTATCTAGGGACCTAATAGACCCCTATTTATTCGGGAGGCTGGCCATTGGCTGGCCGACCGATGATAGTTACCTCGTAGGTAGGACGTACAAACGCGGCGTCAGAATTATTTTCAAGACTCGCGTAAAACCCTTCGAGAAGTGGTTTCAAGCGAAGACGGTGATGCTTTACCGACTTTTCAAGAAATACCAAAGCTATGAAGGTACAGAGGCGCTTGGATCCATTTCTGTGGAATCTAGTCGCAGTATAACGCGACCATCAGAGATGAATCAAAGTTTGGAGTACTATGATCCCCTTTACTGGCGGATCAACTTCGGACCAAATCCGAATGAACCAGAAGACGCTTTGATAGAAATCCTATCGAACGTCTAATAAGTCGGATCTCTAACCCCCAAAAGGGGAAGATTTAAGAGGTCTTTGGCTCGTCT